CTTTTTTAATTTTGGCTACAATAGATACGATATATTTTGATTTAGGTAAATCTGCTTTGCTAAATAGTGCCATTGTTCTCTCTCTAACAATATTTATTTGTGATAATCAGTTAGGAAATGTGGTATACCTCCATTAACTTGCCAAACTCTATGTTTATTTTGAAATCTTACTAATGCTCTTGCGTCTTTTTCAAAGAAGAAGTCTTTAATGATTGTGCCTGTAGGTTTTTCTGTAACTCTCCAGTAAATCTTACCTTTCTTCTTTACCATAGATTTTGTGTAATGTAGTAACTCACCTTCTTCCAAATGTCTTGTTCCTTTTTGTTTTATCTTATTAATTGCTTTTTTACGAGGCATATATTTTTTAAACTTTGAAGTCAGAAAACTTATCGTATGGGTCAACTTCAATTTCTTTCTCCTGGTTAGCGTCTACTATGTTTTGTGCTTTTTGTTCTACATCATACAATCTCATCTTACTTCTATCAACGCCAATAATAAAACTACGATTGATTGCAGGATCACTATATCTGTTTTTCAATTGTTTAACTTTCATCTGATTAAGACTATCTAACTCTTCGTTAGTCATTAAAGCAAACATAAAGTCAGCAGTTGCAGGTAAACCAAAACTCTCGGAAGTATCTTCAAGTCCAATATCTGTACTAGTATAACCACTTCTTGTAGTTTGTGTAGCAGTAAATATTGGTAACTTAAATTCAACAGCAAGACCTCGGAGTTCTTCTGCGATTGCTTTTATGTAGAAGTAAGATGAAATATTACCACCTTTAAATCTACTTGAAGCACAGATATTAAGATAATCAATAAACAATACATCTGGTCTAAAACTTTTCTTTAATGCAAGTTCATTTAATAATGATTTAAAATGTCCACTATGAGCAGAAGCAGTTGGGTATTCTTTAATAATTAATTTGCCAGGACTTCTTTCTTTCAATCTTTTTACTCTATCATCAAACATTTGTTTAGGTAGAGCGTGTAAATCATCTGTTGTTACATCTAATAAGTTTGCGTCTATTCTTTCAGCAATTCTTTCTTCTGCCATTTCTAAAGTAATGTATAAAACATTTTTACCTTCAAGTAAACTAGAGGCAGCCAGGTGACACATAAACAAAGATTTACCAACACCTGTACCTGCAAGACAAACATTTAAAGTCTTTTGAGGAACGCCGCCTTTAGTTATCTTGTTAAAATATTGTAAGTCAAAAGGTAATCTTAATTCAGTCCGATGGTACCAATCAAATCTATCATCTGCGTCATCAATGTAATCGTGCCCAATATGATTATCAAAAGACACAGCAAGAGCTTCAGATAAAATTGAAGGAATGGCCTCCGGAGTTCTTTTCTTGTCTTTTCCATCCAAGATTTTAATTCCGTTAAGTACCGCATTGTTTACCGCCTTGTCTTTACAGAATTTCTCCGTAGTATCAAGCAACCATTGTATATCGTTTTCTTCGTAAGAAAGTCCGTTTATAGTTTGTTTTATTGCTTTATACTCTTCCTCGGTAATATCTTTTCTATTGCCTAATTCTATAATCAAGGTTTCTTTTGTAGGAAGATTATTATATTTATCTACAAAAGCATAGATTTCAGAAAATAAAACTTTATCACTTCTACTCGCAAAGTAATCATCTTTAAGAAAAGGTAAAACTTTTCTACAATAATCTTCATTGTGAATTAAGTGTGAAAGTATTGTATCTTCTAATCTATTTGTCATCAAGGATTGTACCATCTTTTATTTTCTCGTCCATAAGTTCAACTAATATATCTCCAATATACTTTATAAAACCTTCTTTGTCAAGGTCTAAATCTAGTTTATCAGGTTTTTTTAGTAATGTCCATTGGAATTGCAAAGGCATTTGTCCTTCAGAAGTTTCTTGCTGAGCAAACTGCACCTTGCCATAATGATAGATTACATCTTTGTATTTGCCTTCAACGATTTTTATACTACTAAAATCGTCTCCGTCTCTTTGAACAAAGACATATCTTTTCTTATTCGCCGTAGAGGAATTTTCTTTTTGCTTGTTCATCAATCTTTTCCAATACTTCTTTACTAAAATATTTTTCAGGTTCGTTCATAATAGACTTACCAAATACTTTTGAGCCATCAGGCATTTCATATCTAGTTGAAACTTTTTTGAAGACACCACTCTCTTCTGCAAGTTCTATTAATCCATAATGTTTATCTAAACCTTTTTCGTAAGTTAAAAGTACATCTATCATTGCATTTTCTTTAGTCAACCTTGACTTATAATTTTTACAATGAATAATATTACCGACAACTTCTGTGCCATCTTTTACTTTTTTCTTTCCGAGATAAATGATTGATGAGGCAGCGTATTTAAGACCAGAGCCGCCACCCATTTCTTTTTGAGGGAACATTGAACCGATTACATCATAAGTATGATTGGTCATAATCATAGGTATATTTGCCTTACCTAGTTTCAATGTTAAAACTCTAAATGTTGACTTCACAATTTGAGACCTTGTCATATCTCTAGTCTCTTTACCTTCGGCAGTATCTTCCATTTCTTTTGTAGTAGATAACATACCTAAACTATCTAAAACAAACATAATAGGTTTTCTATCTTTTTCAGGTTGTTCTAGGTACTTGTCAACGATTTTAATTGATTGTGTTCTAAATTCTTGTACGGTTGCAACAGGAACAACTACAAATCTTTTACTATCAATACCTCTATCTTCAATCATATTTTTAGATACTGCACTTTCAGATTCAAAGTAAATGATACCTGCGTCTTTGTCCATATCTAAAAAGTTCTTACAGATAGATAAAGCAAAAAATGTTTTACCTGTAGCACTTTCACCAGCGATAGCGGTAATTTTATTAGCAGGCATACCGCCATATATACTGCCTGATAATAACGCATTAAGAGAATAGCAACCTGTGTCAACAAAGTTGGTCACATCGCCAGCGTCTATGCCTTCACTTGCAAGTGTAGCATATTCATTGCCTGTCTCTTTTATAATGTCTTTTAAAAAGTCTTTTGTCATAATTTCTCCATACTATACTAATTTGTGTTAATTGTCAAGCACCTGTTGTTTGGCTCTCAATACAACTTTTCTGCCAGAAGGTATACCCTCACCTTCTATTTGCCATTTCTCGTCTTTAGGTACCCAACTCTTTGGTGGATCCTCATACTCACTTGGGTCTATCTTGTCCCATAAGTTTTCTGATAAATCGGGTAAGTGTACTGGTCCGTGTTGATTGAATACTCTACCATTAAATCGTTCAGTTGCTTTTTCAATTTGTTCTCTATTGTATTCAACTTTTCGTTGATAGTCGTAGTATTCTTTCTTATTGTTGTATTCGTCTTTATTTATTGGCATTGTACCTCTTGTCATAGGAAACTTTCTAATGTACCTTTTCTACTTGATGAAAAGAAATCATAATCTTTAGGACCGAAGCACCAAACATTTTCAATATACTTCATCGCCATAAACTCTTTTAGTTCTTCTTTAGTCTTAAACTTAGCATTACCTTGTGGTCTTTGCATTATGACCATACCAATTTGACCTATGAATTTGTCTTTATTATTATTTATCAATTCATCACTTGACCTATATCGTACATTTTTGACTTTCGGATCCATTATGTTTACTAACATAAATTTAGATTTAGAAAGTGTCTTTTCTGCGACAGGTAAATAAAAGTCATCACGCCATTTTTCATATTCATTAAATTTAAACCACGATTGATTTTCTTCTTTCTCACCACCTTTATTATATTCTTCTGTACTAAAATATGGTGGACTTGTAAAGGCACAATCTATATCTGGTAATTCATTATAAGGTAAATCTTCTGCACCACAATTATATATCTTAACTTTTTTATTAGGAAACAATTTACTATACTCTTCAATTTGTTTCATATATTGTTTATATGTGTTAGGGTTTGGATCACAACCATAATATTCTTCTGCACTACTAGAAAAGAAACCTGCAAGTCTATCGCCCCAACCACAACTTGTATCTAATACTCTTTTTGCTTTTGTCATATCATATATTGTTTTTGCAACAACAGGTTTAAATTGTGTTGCAATATATGTACCTAATCTAAAGGCACTCATATATGTACCTTCTTTTAAATGTCTTTCAGTATTAATGCCACGCCATATAGGACCTAAACATCTCCATATATCTTTTGCGTTACCATTTTGCCATACATCAATAGGTGATTTAAAACCATAACTACTACAATTTAATCTTAAATGTTGATGAAAATAATTAGATGATATATTAAATGTGTTAGGAGCGTCAATTAATCCTAGACCATACTTGTCAAAACCATATTCATAATCATCATACTTTTCAAATACTTTCTTTTCAATCTGTTCTTTAGGTGTACATATCTTTGAAGTATCAAACTTTGATAAGTCAATAATATTTTTTCTCATATCTTCATATGATATTTGTTTGAGAGGAAACTTTGGTCTTTCAGTAGCAATATATTCTGCTAGTAATTCTCTAAATTTTTCTTTGCCTAGTTCTTCTGTCCATCTATCAAACTGGATAGTGTCCATTATAGGCAAACCGTTTTCGTCTGCGTAATCTTTAAGGTTTAAGGTCTTCATCTTTTCTTATATAAAATGTGTTAATAAATTTCTCTTCCATTTCATTTGCTAGTTGTCTTACAATATCTCTATCTTCTTTTGGATATTGATTTTCTTTTATATATTTTATAGCTTTCATTAAAACCATATCACTATCTTTAGCATAACCAAGGAGAGTATTACAATATGGACACAATAAACCTCTCACTTGTTTTGTTTTGTGGCAATGGTCTATATAAATTCTGTTTTTAAACTCTCCATCATTGTTGATAGATCCAAATGTTT